CTGCACAAGCAAGGAAGATATTTCCTGGTACATTTTAAAGAACTGTTTGCACTTGATGGCAAACATGCAAACCTAACATTGAACGATGTTCAAAGACGTAATCGTATTGCTCAATTACTTGCTGATTGGGGCCTTATTAGCATCGTTAGTGCTGATAAAATACAAGATATTGCTCCACTGAATCAGATTAAAGTTCTGGCATACAAGGATAAGCAAGACTGGATTTTAGAAACCAAGTATAATATTGGTTCTAAAAAGAAAAGGACAGAAGAAACCGAATAAAAATATACGGGGTTCCACACCCCGTTTTTTTGTATATGTTGTATAATTAGTAATGTCAGAGGAGAGGGGGTATAACTCCCCCTTTGACGCAAAGGATGCCTTCGGGGTCCACACAATCAAATCTCGCTTTACAAGGAGAAGTACAATGACAGGTTTAATGAAGTATAACGCTGCCAATTTGAATCAGTTTCTAGACCTTATAAATAGAAACAGCATTGGTATGGAAGATTATTTTGATCGTCTCACGACGCTGCATGAGACGACGAGTAATTACCCCCCATACAATCTAGTCACGGTTAGTAATGTAGAATCGAGACTGGAATTAGCATTAGCAGGATTCAAAAAGAAAGAAGTCTATGTCTACACACAAGACGGAAAACTCTTTGTCGAAGGACAAAAAGAAGACAAAGAGACCGGAACGGAATATGTCCACAGAGGAGTGGCTCAAAGATCTTTCACCAGATCTTGGACCCTCAGTGATGAAACGGAAGTTAGATCAGTTAGCTTTGAGGATGGGTTACTGAGTATTGTGCTCGGTAAGATTGTTCCGGAGCATCATCAACGAAAAGATTATCTCTAAATAATAGAGAATATCGTCGTCGTATGGACTGAGGGGAAACTGGCAAAATCCAGTTGACTCCCCTCTTTTTTATTGGTATAATGATCTGAGAAAAGCACTGATTATGTCTATTAAAATCGCATTATTGAAATCTGGAGAATCAGTTATTGCTGATATTATAGAAAGGGGTCAGGAAAAACTGATTTCTGGAGAAAAGAAGATCAACGAGTATTTGTTTAATAAACCATACGCTGTAAATTTTGCACCCACATATGGATTTTTATCGGAAGAGTCTTCTGAAAAATCTGAAACGGAAGATGATAAATTTAATATTTCATTCAGTCCTTGGATTCCTTTTACCATGGATGAAGAAATGCTTGTAAAACCTGATTGGGTAGTCACTGTGGTGAATCCAGCAGTAGAAATTGTAAAACTCTATGAGGAGCTGATCGATGGACAATCAAGTTAAGATTATTGTACTCTCTAGTGGGAAACCTTTAATTTCTGAGATTGAAGAATTTGTTCCACAGGAATTGGGAGATCCTGATTGGAAATTGATTAAACCACATGAAATTTTGGAAGAAGGTATTCTTCAACCTTGGTTGCAAAGTGAAACAGATCAAAGGGAATTTATTATTATCTCTGACACAGTTCTTACTGTTGTTGAACCCAAAAAAGAATTACTTGAAAAATACTTAGACATCATTAAATAATGAGATTTTACACTAACGTTCAAATGGTCGGGGATCACTTCCTTGTCCGTGGATATGAGAATGGTAGGCATTTTGCGACTAGAGAGAAGTTTTATCCAACTCTTTTTGTACCATCTAATAAGAAAACAAAGTATAAAACTCTTGAGGGAAAATATGTTGAGTCAGTAGAACCAGGAACTGTTCGTGATTGTAGAGACTTCATTAGTAGGTATGATGGTGTAGAAAATTTTAAAGTATATGGAAATGAGAGATATATTCATCAGTATATTTCTGAGATGTATCCTGAAGAAGAGATTAAGTTTGATACCAGTAAAATCAAAATCTCTACGATTGATATTGAGGTGGCATCTGAGAATGGATTCCCTGATGTAGAATCTGCCTCAGAAGAAGTTCTTCTAATTACCGTGCAGGATTATAATACTAAGCAGATTAGGACATGGGGGAAGGGTCCGTTTAATAACACACAGAAGAATCTTACTTATAAGGCATTTAGAACTGAATATGAGCTTCTAACTGACTTTATCAACTGGTGGATGATTGAGGAAAATACTCCTGAAGTTGTTACTGGTTGGAATAGTGAGTATTATGATATTCCATATCTGGTTCGTCGTATCGATAGAATTCTTGGCGAGAAACTGAAGAAACGTATGTCACCTTGGGGTTTAGTTACTCTTAAAGAAGTTCGTGATAGATACGGTAATGTACGTATAACTTATGATGTCGGAGGAGTCGCACAACTAGATTACCTAAATCTTTATAGGAAGTTCACCTATAAAGCGCAAGAATCTTATCGATTAGATTATATTGCAAGTGTGGAACTAGGACAAAAAAAGTTAGACCATACTGAGTTTGATACATTCAAAGATTTCTATACTAATGGGTGGCAAAAGTTTGTAGAATATAATATTATTGACGTGGAACTTGTTGACCGTATGGAAGACAAGATGAAATTGATCGAACTTGCGATTACTATGGCATATGATGCCAAAGTAAACTATAATGATATTTTCTTTCAAGTTCGTATGTGGGATGCGATTATTTACAATTATCTCAAGAAACGAGATATTGTGATTCCACCTAAAGAACGTTCAGATAAAGACGAAAAGTTTAAAGGAGCTTATGTCAAGGAACCGATTCCGGGAAAGTATGATTGGGTGGTGTCTTTTGACCTTAATTCTCTCTACCCTCATCTTATTATGCAATACAACATCTCACCCGAGACCTTACAGGATGCTAGACATCCTTCGGTTACGGTAGATAAAATATTGAATGAGGATCTAACATTTGAGTTGTATAAGGATAGTGCGGTATGTGCCAATGGTGCCATGTATCGTAAAGATGTGCGTGGGTTCTTACCAGAACTGATGGAAAAGATCTATGAAGATCGAACCATTTATAAAAAGAAGATGCTTAAGGCAAAGCAAGATTACGAAAAAACTCCAACTAAGGCATTAGAAAAGGAAATTTCCAGATGTAATAATATTCAAATGGCACGAAAAATCCAACTCAATTCTGCTTATGGTGCTATTGGTAATGAGTATTTTAGGTATTTTAAACTGACAAATGCTGAAGCAATTACTTTATCAGGTCAGGTTTCCATCCGTTGGATTGAAAATGAAATGAATGGATTTCTAAATAAGATTTTGAAGACTGGTGATGAGAATTATATCATTGCATCTGACACTGATTCAATATATCTTAATCTTGGACCTCTTGTTAATAAATTTTTTAGTAATAAGTCTGACGATAAAACAGCAATTGTTTCGTTACTTGATAAGATCTGCCAAGACAAACTGGAACCACTCATCGAACAGTCTTATAAGAAACTTGCGAACTATGTTCAGGCATATGAACAAAAAATGATCATGAAGCGAGAGAATATCGCAGAACTTGGTATTTGGACAGCAAAGAAAAGATATGCTCTTAAGGTGTGGAATAGTGAAGGAGTTCAGTATTCTGAACCCAAACTGAAGATTATGGGTCTGGAGGCAGTCAAGTCATCTACACCAGCACCATGCCGTCAGATGATTAAGGATGGTCTTAAATTGATTATGAACGGCACTGAGGATGATGTTATTGAATTTATTGAGAAGTGTCGTAAGGATTTTAGGAAACTTCCACCAGAAGATGTTGCCTTCCCTCGATCAGTCTCTGATGTGGTAAAATATAAGTCTCATTCTGACATTTATGCAAAGGGAACACCTATTCAGGTTCGTGGAGCACTTCTATTCAATCATTATATTAAGGAGAAAAAATTAACCAATAAGTATTCACTTATTGGTAATGGTGAAAAAACTAAATTCATCTACCTCAAAAAACCAAATATTATTCATGAGAATGTAATGTCCTTCATTCAAGTCTTTCCTAAAGAACTTGGTCTTGACAAATATATAGACTATGACTTACAATTTGAAAAGAGTTTTGTAGAACCATTTAAATCTATACTCGATTCAATTGGATGGAGT